AGATATCAATTGTTTGACGATTTTGAATATCAATCACAATACGATTATCTTTAATATCACCAAGTGCAGCAATTCTTTTTGAAAACTTTGAATTATTTACAAAATAAATTTTTGGAAGTTCTTTTATCTTAAGTTCTTTTTTAGCAAAAGGAAGAAAAGTATGAACAATATTCTCAAACTGTTGCTTGCCAATTCCTTCTGCTACAAAGACTTCAGAGATTTTAAACATCTCTACATTCCTCTGAAGTCTTCTCCATTCTGAAAAATTCATTTTCTTTTTTTAGATATTTATGAAAAAACCTCCCGAAGGAGGTTAAAATCAAACAGTAATAACGGCGCTGATACCATCATCAAGGTCTTGAATTACTTTACGAATATCAATAATACGAGGAGGAATACTTACTTCATTATAAGTATATCCTTTTTGACAATCAAACAAAACTTGACGAACTGCTGCCGCTGTACGAGCATCCATTTTAATTGTTACTTCCTTTTCTTTACTCACAGGTCTCCCTCCACACGATTTTCAGAACGATAAACATCAAAAGTTCCTTCAGGATAACGAGCACTCAGTTTCTCATAATTCATCTTGAGAATCTCTTCAAAGTTCGTATCAAGTGCCATAAATGCTTGAGACAGATACCAACAAATGTCTCCAAGTTCACGCTTTAGGTGGAAGGCATTCTCTTCATTATAAGGTTTGCCTTGAAGAAAAATCTTCTTTACAACTTCAGTAAATTCCCCTGCTTCAGCACTCATACCAAGAGCGGCAGTCAAAAGACGAGGAACATCAGCATCAGCAGTTGCTTCAAGTTCAGTCAGGCGAGAAAGCAGTTGAGCAAAATCACTGCTTGCAGGACTTGTGGTTTGACGAACGAATTCGATATATTTGTTTGTATCAATAACTTGAGTCATATTAGAATTTAAATCCTTCAAATGATTTTTTGGGTTTTCTTTCTTCATAATCATACTCTTCTTCTTTTCCAGAGTCAAGTATGTCTTGTTGTGCTGATTGTTCGCAATCATAAAGACGCATTTTTGCACGGTCAATACCAATCACAAACCGCTTATGAATAGTGGGATCGTTATATCGGTTCTTGAGTTGTTTTACCAATATCTGACCCAACCCCTCCAACTCTTCAGTGCTAATAAGGGCAAACATAAGATCAGCAGTAGCAGGAAGACCAAAGGATTCAGAAGTATCAGTAAGTTCAACATCAGAAGAACCATAACCTGAACGAGTGGTCTGAGTAGCGGAGACAATCGGGACATTAAACTCAACTGCGAGCCCCCTAAGTTCCTCAGCAATTGCTTTAACAAATGTATAAGAATTGATATTGCTGTTTCCTTTATACCTGCTGGAAGCACAAATATTAAGGTAATCAATGAAAATAATATCAGGTCTAAATGACTTCTTAAGTGAAAGTTCGTTAAGAAGTGACTTAAAATGTCCAGCATGAGCAGACGCTGTTGGATATTCCTTAATTATAAGAGTTCCCTGAGTCTTCTTTGCAAGATTAGTAACCTTATTCTCAAACATTTGCTTGGGAAGATCAACAATATCCTGAATAGGGACGTTCAGGAGGTTTGCGTCAATTCTTTCAGCAATGCGTTCTTCTGCCATCTCCAGCGTAATGTACAGAACGTTCCGTCCTTGGAGCAAGACGGAGCTAGCCACATGGCACATGAATAAAGACTTGCCGACGCCCGTACCAGCAAGAGCGATATTAAGAGTTTTGTTAGGGAGACCACCTTTCGTGATTTTATTAAAGTATTCAAGATCAAATTCAATTTTATCCTCCTTTTTATGATAAGACTCATATCGTTGCTCATAATCTTGCAAGTAATCGTGTCCAATATGATTATCAAAACTTACGGCAAGAGCATCAGAAAGAATAGAAGGAATACTATCACGATTCTTCTTTTCATCCTTACCATCAGCAATATGAATTGATTCCATTAAAGCAAGATAAATTGCTCTATCACGGCACCATTTTTCAGTTGTTGAGACCAACCAATTCATCTCAACAGGAACATCCTCAAGACAAGAAACCAACTGAAGAATTTCTTTGAATGAAGTGTCATTAATATCTTCACGTTTTTCTACTTCAATACAAAGAACTTCTTTAGTTGCAGGTTGATTATACTGAGAGACAAAATCAAGAATTTCTTCAAAGACAATCTTTTGATTTTGATCTTCAAAATATTCGGATTTGATAAAGGGTATTACTTTTCGGATATATTCTTCATTAAACAACAGGTTTCTAAGAATTAGAAACTCAACTTTCTCCATAACTAAATTCCTTACGTGCGATTTCGTCCAACTGTTTCATCACTTCTTCAGTGAAATATACTTCAGGTTCTTTAAGAATCTGCTTAGCATAGAGTTTCTTTCCATCAATCTCATAGCGTCCTGCTACATTTTTCCACAATCCACCAATTTCACCAAGTTCAAGCAATCCATAATATCTGTCCAATCCACGTTCATCATAAAAAAGACGAATCTCTACATCTTTATTTTCTTTACTCAAACGCGATTTAGCAGTCTTAGCCTTGATAAGATTTCCGACCACTTCCGTTCCATCCTTTTCTTTCTTTTTGCTAAGATAAATGATTGTAGAGGCTGCGTATTTGAGTCCAGAACCTCCACCCATTTCTTTCGTTGGTACATAAGCTCCGATGACATCGTATGTGTGATTTGTGACAAGAAGTGGAACATTTGCTTGACCTAATTTAAGTGTGAGCATTCGGAATGCACCTTTGATTAGTTGAGATTTAGTCATATCTCTAACTTCTTTTTCATTTAGTGCATCAGTAATTTCTTTACTTGTAGAGAGCATACCCAGAGAGTCTAGCACAAACATACAAGGATTGCGTTCACCTTCAGGTTTTTTCATATAAAGGTCAACCGCCTTAAGTGCTTTAGTACGAAACTCCTCTACGGTGACAACATTAACCACGACAAGACGAGATGTGTCGATGCCGCGTGACTCCAAAAGAGATTTAGTGATGGCAGCCTCAGTATCAAAGTAGAGACAATAACCATCGGGATGATTATCAAGAAAATTCTTAACCACAGCGAGAGAGAAGAAAGTCTTTCCAGTAGAAGACTCTCCAGCAATAGCAGTAATCTTATTCCCAGATACACCACCAAAAATGCTACCTGAAACCAATGCGTTAAAAATGTATGAACCCGTGTCAACATAAGTTTCTGTCTCATCTATATCGGATGCTAACTTTGTATAGTCATCACCTATTTCTTTTACAATATCTTTAAGAAAGTCCATTACGCAAAAAATGAATCAAGGTTTACTGTTTTTTCTACTCTCCACCCAATTGTGTCAAGAATGATCTTGAGTGGCTCTAGAAATGCTTTTTCAAATTGTATTTCATAATCTATGTATTTGTCAAGATTAAGTTCTTTTGGAAACTCCTGAATAAAAGAAATCACATTTTCGTAAATTGTATTTGGTTTTTTGAGATAAACAAACTTAATTTTTTCTCCATTTTGGATTAGCGAATATTTTCCAGTAAGTTTATTTTTTTTAATGTGATAATTAAATAAAAGTGCTCCGCGAACGTGAATAGGAGTTCCTTTAATATAAACATCCGATGAAGATGAATATTTTTGAACATCAGAAGCAGAACGTGGAAAAGCAACCTCTTCAGGAGAAAGTGATTTAAACTTTTCTCTGCATTGTTCGATAAATTTAATCATATCATCTTCGGAACCACTCATCATAATATTAAATGATTCCTTTAACATTTTACGGCAAGGTGCTGGAGTTGAAGATTTGATTGCCTCAATACCCTTGATCTTCAGTTTGGGTTCTTCATAACGAACACCCTCACTATCCCATACACTTAGAATATATCGCTTCTTTGCAGTCCAAATTCCACGTTCAGCGACACACTCACGCTTCATATACATCTTTTGCTCATAAGCATTCACATAGTCGGACAATTCTTGGTAAGAACTCTCAATATATTTTTCAAATTCCACTTGACACACCTTGTCAAGGAAAGACACAACGTTTTCAGTAGTTTTCTTTCTTCCTTCGAATACATTTTCAACCAAAGGACCCATATTGATATACAAAGAATCAGTATCAGAAGCAATAACATAATCAATATCTCCAGTTTTTAGAATCTTGTTTAAGTAAGAATTAACCTTATTCATAATCCACTGAATCGAAACCTGACCAGACAATGTAATTGCTTCAGCATTTGCAAGTTTATAATAACGAAAATACTGATTACCAATCGCACCATAAGCAGAATTAAGTTGAATTTTCCGCGCCATCTGGATGTTATTACAACGGGCAATTTCCTTAATTAACTCCTTATTCTTTGTCTTTTCATATTCCTGTTCGGCGGCAAGCATCTTTTTCTTAAAGATAACACGTTCATTGTAAATCTTCTCCATTAGTTCAGGAAGAAAACCACGAACGTCTTTGCGGAACATCGCTCCGTTAGCACATACTGCATAATCCTTATACATCTCAAAATTAAGACTCTGATTCAGAATCTTATCTACATTAACAGTAGGATGCTTCTCCTCCAAAAGAGTTTCTGGTGAGATGTTATACATCATAATCAAGTGAGGATACAGGCTATTAAGGTCAAAACTCACCACCCAATCATACATTCCAGGAATAGGTTCTTTAACATAAGCGCCAGCATACTTCTCATCTTTCTGAGTTTTATTCTTCGGCGGAATGACAATGTTTCTTTTTTTCAGGTAGGTGTAGATAATATTATCCCACATCCTAACCTGATAAAACACATCGGCATAATTGACTTTAGCATCATATGCCATTGTCAAAGCAAGTTCAATCAATTTCATCTTGTCTTCCAAGCGGTCAACAAGTTCTACGTCAATAATGTTGTATTCAATAAATTTTTGCCAACCCTTTGTATAGAAGTCCTTAAAGGTATCGTACTCAGAGTGATCTAGTTTCTTTTGACCCAGTTCTACTTCTGCAATGTAATCAAGACGATATGATTCCTGTGCTTTATAAGTAAACTTCTTATAAAGATCAAGATAATCAAGTTGAGTCAGACCACCAACATCAAATACAGTATGCTTACGACCATTAACGAACACTTCTCCTTCAGTAACAAGACCCCAGTTAGAAAAACGCTTCATCAGTTTTTCTCCAAGGACACGATTAAGGCGCTTGCAAATATAAGGAACGTCATACATCTGAATATTCCAACCTGTAATCACATCAGGAACGTCAACCATCCAATAATTAATAAAGTGATTCAGAAGTTCATACTCTGATGGGCAGTGATAATAAGTCACATCCTTACGAGTATTATTAAATGGTTTAACTCCCCAAGTAATGATCTTTTTAGTTGTATAATCCTGAATTGAGATAGAAAGAATTTCTTCCGATGCAGATTCTACATCAGGAAATCCTCCCTCAGAAGCAACCTCAATATCCAGGGTTACAAGTTTGATTTTACTAATATCAAACTTAATTTCGTCTTCTGGATATTTTTGCGAAATATATTGATAGATATATCGATCATTTCCGTAGATTTCAAATCCATCTACACTTTCATACTTTGAGTAAAACTCACGACAATCTTTTACCGTTCCTGGTTGAACTGGTTCTACAGGTTCTCCGCTTAACGTTTTATACTTTGATTCTTTTTTAGTTTTTACAAAGAGAGTTGGAAAAAACTCATCTCTGATT